TAAGATGCAATTAGTAAACTATTTAAAAGAAATGGAAAGTCCTTACACAGTAGATGTAAAGAAACATAGAAACACAAGGTCTAACGTACAGAACAATTATTACTGGAAGTGTATAGTACAAGTATTAGCTGAAGAATTGGGCTATTTCACAGATGAAATGCATGATATTCTCCGAGCTAAGTTTCTTAATGAGTGGGAGATGGTAGAGATAAACAATAAGAAGATAGGATTAAACAAGATAGTAAGTACAGCAACATTAAACACAAAAGCATTTGAAATATATGCAGACCAAATAAGAATATGGGCTTTGTCTGACTTAGGCATAAGATTAATGCTACCAAATGAATACAATTAATTTCTATTATATACTATGGATAAACGAACAGAACGAACACAGGTAGGTAAAGAACAAATGATAGAAGCATTAGAACTTACACTAGGTATAGTTACCGAAGCTTGTGTTAAAACAGGACTAAGTAGAACACAACATTATAAATGGTATAAAAATGACGAGGAGTATCGTAAAGCAGTAGACAGTATAGATAGTAAATTTATTGACTTTGCTGAAACACATTTAAAGAAACAAATAGAAAATGGTAGTACAACTGCTACTACATTTTTCTTAAGAACAAGAGGACGCAAGAGAGGTTATAATGAGAAGCAAGAGATAGATTTAACATCAGGAAACGAACCTATCAAAATAAATATAAATCTTGGAGATTAATCCTGAATTTACTGTAACACAAAAGGAATGTCTTAAATACCTATTTGATAAAAAGACTAAAGAAGTATTATTTGGTGGTGCAGCAGGAGGAGGTAAGTCTTGGGTAGGTGTAAGCTATTTAATCCTTATGTCTTTGCAATATAAAGGCACAAGGTATCTAATGGGTAGGTCTAAGCTAGATGCTCTTAAAAAGACTACTCTAAACACTTTCTTTGAAGTCTGTAATGCTTGGAATCTAAAATCAGGAGAACACTATACGTTCAATGGCTCAAGTAATATTATAAGCTTTTATAATGGAAGCGAGATAATACTTAAAGACTTGTTCTTATATCCTTCAGACAGAAACTTTGATAGTCTAGGTTCTCTTGAGATTACTGGTGCGTTTATTGACGAAGCTAACCAGATAACTGAAAAGGCTAAGAACGTAGTAGCTTCAAGATTAAGGTACAAATTAGATGAGAACGATTTAATACCTAAACTTGTAATGACTTGTAACCCTGCTAAGAACTGGGTATATACAGAATACTACAGACCTGCTAAAGACAACACTATAAAACCTTACAGAAAGTTTATACAAAGTCTAGTAAAGGATAATCAGTATATCTCTCAGCATTATGAGAAGCAGCTATCTGAATTAGACGAACTAAGTAAGCAAAGACTCTTATATGGTAACTGGGAATATGATGCAACTGATGACAGTTTAATAGATTACAATGCTATAGTAAGTTTATTTAATCAACAAGGTATTGATGGAGATAAGTACATAACTTGTGATGTAGCACGATTTGGAAGCGATAGAACAGTTATAATGCTTTGGAAGGGTTTACATACTACATATATTAAAACTATGCTTAAATCGTCTGTAAATGAGGTTGTAGAGCAAATTAAAAAGATACAACAAGACAACCAGGTTAATTTAAGAAACATCATAGTAGATGAGGACGGAGTAGGTGGTGGTGTAAAAGATTACTTACGTTGTCAAGGCTTTATTAATAATTCAAGACCAATTAAAGGAGAGAACTATCAAAACCTAAAGACACAATGCTATTATAAATTAGCTGACTTAATTAATAAAGGACAGTTAGGTGTTAGTTGTTCTGATGTAAATATAAAGAGTTATATAATTGAGGAGTTAGAGCAGGTAAGAACTAAAGACGCAGATAAGGATAATAAACTACAAATACTTTCTAAGGATAATGTCAAATCTATTTTAGGACGTTCTCCTGATTACTCTGATGCGTTGGCTATGCGTATGTATTATGAAGTGGATAGTAACTATGGTAAGTATTTTGTGCAATAACTCCGTTTTTATTAGTTTTAAGTTATTATTATAGATTTCCCCAGAAGTTTTTATCATCTAGCATCTCAGAAAATTTATTCCAGTTATCATAAGTTATTTCTTTTTGCATGAACCAGAATTGTCTTCTATCATTTGCATTTTGATAAGCTTTTACTCTTTCCCAGTCTGGAAGATGTTTAAATCCAGCTTTAACTATACTACAATGAGTTTTCCATTGTTCGTTAGCTTTTTCATATTGTTCTTTAAGAAATTCTAATTGCTTTTTTATATTTGATATAGTCATGTTTTCGTAGTATCTGTCTAGTGTAGTTGTCATTGTTTTTGTTTTTTATTGTTATTAATTATACTGCAAAGTTACAGACTTTTTGTTATTAACCAAATTATTAACAACTTATTTAACAAGAAAGATTGTTTTACTCTAGTAAATTATTTAAAAAAAAGTATAAAAAAAAGGTGCAATCTTTAAAAATTAACACCTTTTTCTAACAAAAACTCATTGAAAACTCAGCAAATATAGTAATTTTAAACTATATTAATTAAATTTCTATTATATAATAATGAAAGTAAACATTAAGAAAGATGGTAAGCAAAACACTTACAATCTAATAAACAGTTGGGATGATGTAACACTTGAAAAATGGGCTTCACTTATTACTATGAGTAGTAAGTCTAAGTCTAAAGAAGCATTAGATACAATTAGCTTGTTGTCTAATATACCAAAGAAACTTATAAAAGAGTTAGGTATAAATGACGTATCTAATATTTTAAATAAGATAGCTGAATTGCAAAAGGATGCTAATAGTAAGTTAAGAAGGATAATTGAAGTAGATGGGATTGAGTACGGATTTCATCCTGATTTAAGTGAGATAAGTCTCGGTGCTTATGCCGATATTGAAACTTACATACAAGCAGGAATAGAGAACAACCTAGCTAAGATAATGGCAGTTCTTTACAGACCAATAGTAGAAAAGAATGGTAAGCAATATTCTATAACTGCTTATAATGGTAGTGAGGTTAGAATGAGGGCAGAGAAGTTTAAGAAGATGAAAGCAAAAGATGTAAATAGTTCACTGGTTTTTTTTTGGACTTTAGGGAACGAACTATCAGAGATTTTGCCGTTGTATTTGACGGAACGAGTGAATCAAGTGATACAATCACTACAGACGATAAATTCGCAAGTAAGTGGGGATGGTTTGGAGTAATGTATAGATTGACAAATGGAGAAATAATAAATTTAGAAAGGATTACTAAATTGAGTTTATATGAATGTTTAACTTGGCTCACTTATGAAGCAGATTTAAACGAAACAAAAAAAGTTAGTAGATGACACACTTTAAGAATTATAACAATACAATAGATACCTTAAAACAATTAGGTGCTAATCAGTTACAAATTAAAACTGTAACTACTGGGGATATATACGAGATAGACTTAGAGAAAAATACATCATATCCTTTGATGCACATTAATCCAGTTAATGCAGTAGCACAAAATAATCAAATGACTTTAAACTTTCAAGTCTTTATTATGGACTTAGTATTTCCTGATGAGAGTAATGAGCAGGAAGTTCTGTCTGATTGTCTTAGTATTTGTAATGACTTAATAAGTACATTAAAGAACGGACAGAGTTTATACTTGTCTAACGCAAGTCAAGGTCAAAGTCCTGCATACTTTACAGAGGGAGATATAACTATAGAGCCATTTACAGAACGTTTTGACAACTCAGTAAGTGGTTGGACGTTTACACTACCAATAGTAATAGAGAACGACTATAACACTTGTATAGCACCACAACTAACAACATATGCAGGTAAATAATGTTTAAAATAAAAATAGGAAAATTAACAATACAACTAATACCCCCAAAGATAAGTTATGAATTATGATGATGTAATAGAAAAGCTAGAAGAAATAAGTATAAACTTTGAAAGCTATAATGACTATCCTGAGAGTGCTAGTAATAATTCTAAAAGAGCAATAGAATGGAAAGAGAAAAATGGTAGTGATTGTGGAACTAGAGTAGGTTGGACTAGGGCTTCACAATTAGCAGGTAAGAAGAATATAAGCAGAGATACAATATCAAGAATGGCATCATTTAAAAGACATCAACAACATAAAGATGTACCTTACTCAGAAGGTTGTGGTGGTTTAATGTGGGATGCTTGGGGTGGAACTTCAGGAATAGAATGGGCAATTAATAAATTAAAACAAATAGATAAATAATTATGGCAGATTTAACAACAACCTTATCTGAATCAGTAACACTTAATGGTTCAGTTAGAGGTACAACAAACACAGTAACAACTACAGGGATTAATAACGTATATGAACGTATAGTAACTTGTACGACAGGACAAACTACTTTTTTAGCAGCTTTTAATACTAACTCTTATGGTTCAGCAGTTCAGATTGACAAAGAAGATGTTAGATATATTAGAGTAACTAATTTAGATGCTACTAACACTTTAGAATTAGCAGTAGTTGGTGCAGCTACATTATATCAAGTATTAATT